ATGTCTACAAAAACGGCAATTTTTAAAAATGTCCGTGATAAAAGCAAGTGTTTTGCTATCGAAAATCAAAAAAACGCTATTTTTTTAATTTTCGGTCAACAAAAAAGCCCAGCAGACCGCTGGGTTAAAATCAAATAGGTTCTTTTGTAAGTCTATAGCGTGTGCCGTTGATTGTGACTTCAATGCCATCAATCGTAATGTCAATGTGATCTTTGCTACCGACATCTGTGACGGTAGCAGTATCATACTTGGACAGTGTCCCATTTTCGGACTCAATGGCTTTCAATCGGCTTGACGCTCCGACAATGTAGCTGTCAAATCCGCTAGCAGCATAATCATAGACTGCACCGCCGACCTTAAACATGCCCTTGACTGCTTCAGAGAATGTCTTGGCTCCGCTGACCTTGTAGGAGCCATTAGCACGTAGCAGGTAGAACCAGTCTGTAAGAAAGTCATCTACAGAGGTATAGTGCATATAGTGACCGCCCTCATTTGATGGACGGGCAGAGCCTTGTGTTACTGTGACACCGCTTGGTCGGTTGCCTTGACCTGTCCAGGTCATGCCACCCCAATTGTTGTCTGCCTTGCCTACGGCTGAAGTACCCCAAAGACCTTCGTAGTGCAAAATGGTCAAAGCATAGCTTGGAAGGATGTCATGATTTTTACAGTTGGCCAGAATCTTATCCAGAACCACTTTTTTTAAGATAGCCCCATTGAAAGAGAGGTCACCCTCTTCTTTGTTTACTGTGGCATTTCCAGTTGGCTCAGTTTGGCTTGTTTTGGTTTCCGTGGGTTGTTTTACCTCTTGAGCCTTGGACGGCTCAGAGGGCTGTTTTTTGAGCAATTCGGTGACACGTTTTTGGACAGCATCATATTGGCTGCCAAGTGACTTCTTACGTGCTTCGCCGTTGCCATGTTTGCCAGCAATTACTTCCTGAGCCAGTTGGTCAACAGACTTTTGACTAGTCGTAGCTTTGCCATTAATGACTGCCATGACAGGCTCATATTGATTGCCCAAACTTGCTTTGCGGGCATCTCCGTTACCATGTACCCCAGCCAAAGTCTCCTTAACAAGCTGATCCAATGATTTGTTGCTGATTCTGGGTTGATTTGCTGGGCGATATAGATAGTAATACATACCACGAGATACTTTATTATAATCATCAATAGTAATACCATTGCGTTTAAAATTACAATGGATAATGTTGACATTATCTACAAATATCCCAGTGTGTCCACCTTCACCGCTGGAATAACCACGTTTACCCCAAATAAAAACATCATGTCTTTGAGCGTTAAATGGTTTATTTTCAGCAACCAAAACATATCCGTTACGTATCAGCCAGTCATGCATATACTCAGTGTTAACCGCCCAACCTGCAGAAATTGCACCACCCGCCATTAGAGCATAATATACAGCACTAGAGCAGTCATAACTATTCGGACCGTTACGATAGTCCATTGAGTAAGAGACTTTGCCGACACGATCGTTCATCCAACGAATGGATGTTTCAAGATTGATTGTCATCTAATACCTCCAAAAATGGTAAAAGCAAAAATGCAATTGGCGCCAAAATAATCAGCGCCAACACACAAAATGTTGTCTTTAATATCCTCATCGTTTGTCTGCCTTTGGCTCGTAATAGTCAAGAGCCTGCTTGCTATCTGATACTCCCGCAGTCGTCGGGTCATTGATGATACCGACAACAGTCAAGATAGACATAATCGTCGCAAAGGTTGATTCCCAATTCTCAGGGACCCAATTAAAGCCCAGTTGTTGAGACAAAAGTACCAATAACGGTACTAGTGTCCACCAAAAAGTTTTATTGCGTAAACGCACGCCCCAGTTAATTTTCATAAATGTTACCCCTCTTTCATAATGACGCGTTTTAGCTCTCGGATATCTTCTCCCATGCTTTTGACCTGCTCCGCAAGGACCAAGATTGCCTTGTTTTGCTCATCGTGACTATCTAGTCGACGATTAGCGCTTTCCTTAAATTCTTTGAGATTTTCAATATCCTTCTCTAATACTGTAATACGATTCTCTTGCTTTGTAATTTTGGCTGAGAAATTAGTCCACAATCCAACGACTGTAGACACAAATCCAACTAACGCATATACATGTTCTGGTCTGATATGCATAGGCTATTCCTCGCTAATCAGTTCAGCCAAAATGTCCTCATCTTCAACCATCTTTGTGAGATAAGCCTTAATTTTATTTTTGATAATATCTGAAAAAGGCAAATCTTTATATTTGATACGTCCTTCGAAAATTTCAATTGCGTAAAGTTTAATCATCATATCTGTTCTCCAATCTTTATTTTTAAATAAGTTCCAAGGCCTCTTCGACAACTTCATCATCAAATAGACCAGTTTGCAATAAATCTTCATCCGTAAGCGACCCCTTCCCATACAATGTCATAACGACCTGCAAGAATGCAGCACGGGATGACGCAGACACCGTGACCTGCTCTTTAACCTTTTCAAGATTCTTTGTAGCTTCTTCGGTAATATCATCAATCTTGGCAAGACGCTTGCCAATCGCATTGAATTTCTCATCTTCTGCTCTGTTTGGGAAATTGTCCTGATAGATTTTCTCGAGTGCCAACTCAAATAGTTCTGC